GTGTGCTGCAGTTGGAAGACTTGATGAATCAAAATCAATTCCAATACTCCCAGCCCGATATGTCTTTTGAGGATTTCTATAATCAGTACTATGGCAACTACGGCGGTGACGGTGGCGGTGACGAAGGAAATAATGGTGTAACCGAAGTTGCTGCACAGATAAGTCAAACTCCCCAATTTGAGGGTAATGTGCCTGTGCCAAATATGCCCGGATGGTCGGTATACAACGGGATAAACACAATGGCGATAGTAAATTGGGTTAATCCAAAAACCGGAGAAAGGTTTACTGTGCCACATGGCGGTTTTATCCCGCCATCGGGAGAAGGGTGGGTAAAAGAAGAATTGAAGTCTGAGCCTTTAGATCCTAACTATAAACGACCTGACGCTACAACAATGGGAAATGGAAACACCGGAACCACCAAGACGCAACCGTATGTAATTTTGCCACGCGCCGAGCAAACAACAGCGGCTTATGCACAAATGGCTAAGAACAACGCGGCTGCTGCGGCGGCTTCCGCAAACAATGATCGGGGCGGTGACCGCATTGTTGCGGCGGCTCCCGCACCTGTTGTGGCGGCTCCTACCTACGCTGGCGTACAATCTTCGCAAGCACTTACTGGTCAAGCTGCAAACAATGCGCAAATGGCGCAATCACAAGCCCGCGAATCTATGAGCGATAAATATATTACTCGCTACGATAGGGATGAATTTTCGCCTGTTGTTGCACCAGTAAAAACTGTTGTCAAAAAATCAGTAACTCCAGTAAAAGTCTGGGGAAATCGAAACAATTAGTAGGAGATAACTATGTTCCCACAACCCCCGTCCCGTCCGCCAATGTCAATGCCGTCCCGTCCGCCAATGCCCGGAATGGGCGGAGGTATGCCCCCAGGTATGATGGGTGGCGGTATGCCTCCCAGCATGGGAGGCGGTATGCCGCCCGGTATGGGTGGCGAGTCCGGCAACCCCGATGAAGCTAAAGTGCGTGAGCTGGCTGCAATGCTGGAAAGATTGTTGCAACAACTGTATCAGCAGTTTCCATTCCTAAACGGATAACATCATGGCTAAAAAGAAATTTAGACCACCGCCGCCTTACGGCCCTAAACCCTACAATCCTAATGCGGGTACACAAGTTGGTGAGCGTGAATACAACCCCAACTCTGTTACTAGATACAACGCGGATCAATTTCTTAAAAATCAAGCAACCGCAGGTAGTGTGATAACACCTGGTTTTAAAGAAATGGGTGATTTTATGAATTGGTTGCAACAATTTGTAAATGTAAATCGTGATGAATATAACACTAACCCATTTTCAGAATTAAAACCTAACCCGCTTATGGCTCAATTGAATGCGGGTATAAATCCATATCCAGGAACACGAGGGTATATCCCCCCAACCGCTTCGAGTAGAGGAGCACCACCGCCGCAAAACCCAATGCCTTTACCAATTCCAGGGCCACTGCCTCCAGGTAACAAAATTCCTCCTTTTATGCCGCCGCCGCGATTGCCTTCGCCGTCAATGCCGTTACCGCCAAAACCCTCTCCAAAAATTCCGCCGTCGTCGTTGCCAAAGCCGTCACCGCCAATGCAATTTCCAAAACAACAGCTACCTCCAGCGGGTGGAGCGCCTCGGCCTGTGCCGCCAAAACAAGTAACACCAAAGAAACCAACACCAACACCAAAACAAGTAAAGCCGACGCTTAACTCTTACATTCCACGCTACGAGCGCAACTAAACAATGGCGCAAATCTCATACCCCACGGGAAAGAAACCCGTACCTACACCTAAACCTAGGGATGAATTTTCGCCTGTTGTTTCTACTGCCAAACCCCCTGTTTCTGCTCCGTATAAAGGAACAAGTGTTGTTGATTATTTAGTTTCACAAAAGAAAGCTCCAGATTATGCTAGTAGGCAAGTTTTAGCTAGTCAATTAGGTATTAAAAACTATTCTGGTACAGCTCAACAAAATGTTCAAATGCTGAATATTTTACAAAATGCTAACCCTGCATCTAAACCTGCTGGCAACCCCTACGCCAACATACAACCTGCACCACGAGTACCAACCGCAAGCGTAAATCGCCCTGGTACTCAATCTGCAAGGGATGAATTTTCACCAGTTCAAGCTGCAACCAGAGCGCCTGCTGGAAACCCTTACGCTAACATACAAATCGCGTCACGAGTACCAACCGCAAGCGTAAATCGCCCTGGTACTCAATCTGCAAGGGATGAATTTTCACCAGTTGAAGCTGCTTTACAACCTATTGCAAAATCAGCTCAAATTGCAACATCACCACTTCCTATTGTAAAAAATTATCAAAGAACATCAGATCCCATATTCTCGTTAGATTTTGCGGGATATGATGTTGTACCTCTTGATAATCAAATAAGAAGTATGAGACAAAATTCAGTAAATTCAGTAAATAAAGATTTAAATCCTGTATTGTTAAATATGCAAAGTAAATGGAGAAGTCCATATAAATTTGTAGTAAGCGAAGGGTACAGAAGTTCCGAAGATCAAGGTAAGGTAGATACTAAGTCTACATCAGCTGCGCCAGGTAATTCACAACATCAATCCGGGTATGCCCTTGATATTTATTTTCTTGATGAAAATAATAATATAATGCAAAATTCCGATTCTAGGTTAAGTGGTCTTCATGCAGAATTTGAAAAACTTGGTAGACAATATGGATTGATGAAACCTCTTGCGGGAGATACTCCGCATTATGTATCAGCACAAAGTTTTATAAATAACTCTAAAGAAACTTTAACACCAGAAATTTATAATTATTTTAATAAAAAACTATATGATGGAACTTTGACAAATGAAGATGTCAATTTTCTTATGCAATATGTTTCACAAAATGCTTCACAAACTCCCAAGGTAAATAATGCGAAACGAAAAACCAGTAGACGCTGATTGGGTGCTGAAGCAACACCGTTTTGCCAAGGGGCAGTATGGTGAAGCTTTGCGCTTTAGTGCAGAGGTAGAGAAGCTGTGGAAAGCAGACTTTGATGTGCCACGCGACACAAGCGACAGCATGACATCCAGCAAGCCGCGCATTACGCGCCCTGCCCGTGCACGTGCCATTCTGGAGAAGTTCCTGACACTGCTCCAAATCCGCGCCAACCAGCAAATCCAAGTAGTGCCCAAGAGTACGGGAGAGGCAGAGCAGCGTGCTTGCGAAAAGCTGGAGCAGTGGCTGGTGGGTTATCAGCGTTGCCTTGGCATGGAAATGAAAAAGAATGTGTACAGGGATTTTGTGTACTTCTTCCTGTTGCGCGGGCGCGGGTGCATTGAAACCCGCTTTGATGTAAAAGCAATTGGCGGGGACTACATGCCCATCCGCACCATGGCGCACGACCCCAACCAGATTTACAGCGTGTGGGGCGAAAGCGGCATTGGCTGGTACACCAAAGAGTACACGCGCTTTGCCTGGGACATCAAGAAAGAACTGGAAAACAAAAACAAGACCCACAACATTACACTGCCAAGCGACCCAAACAAGCGCGTGCTGGTGGTGGAGTATTGGGACAGCAACTGGAACGCCCTGCTTGTGGACAACCAGCTCGTGTGGGTGAACGAGCACGAGTACGGGTTTGTGCCGCTGTGCGAAGCGCACTGCATGGGCACACCGCTGAACGACAGGCGCTGGGCGTATCAAAGTGTGCTTGGCCCGATTATGGACAGCCTGAAGCAACAGTACATTATGGCAAGCAAGATGGCAACGGGAGTGGACTTGTACTACTACCCGAAAGTGCTGGTGCAATCTGCGTCTGGACAGGCCGTTATTCTTGACAGCGGCGTGGTGGGCGTGGAGACGCAGATCCCGCCCGATGCAAAGGTGACGGTTCTCAACCCAACCACCAACGCGGCAGTGATGCAACAACTAATGAGCTTCCTGCGTGCTGATGAGCAAATCGGTGGTATTCCAGAAGTGGCGTTTGCCGCAGAGCCTGCCAATCTCCAGAGCGGGTTTGCCGTGTCACAAGTGTTGTCGCAAGTGATGGACAAAATCTACGATAAGAAAATTGCGATTGAGCAAGCCCTTGGCTGGGACTTTGGGCACAAGCTGCAGTTGATTGAGAAGTTTGGGGATATGGACGGCTTGAAACTAAGCGTGCCGGTTACTAGC